TGCGTACTGGGATAGACCATTTGATGTTTCAAACACATACAAAATTAAAAATTCGTTTTTAAGCAGTATTGCATACGAAACATTGAGCTTTCTTAACGGGTTTCAGCATCGTATTAAAATGACATGGGACTTGTGGTTTAATGGTTATCTTAAATATCAGCAATCAACTATAATGACTGAACAACAGACATTAAACTATGCAGAAACATTGAAAGCTGCTATTAAAGATTGCAAAGATTTTCGTAAACAAGACAGGAACAATTAATGTCATTAAAAGTATCGGAATTATTTTACTCATTACAAGGTGAAGGACGCTTTATGGGCGTTCCGTCCATCTTCTTACGTACATACGGTTGCAACTTTAAATGTCAAGGGTTTGGCATGCCTAAAGGTGAACTTAGCGTACAAGCAGATGCTATTGCTAATAACGGTGTGCAATATCATTCATATGACGAGCTACCATTAGTAACTACAGGCTGTGACAGTTATGCAAGTTGGCATCCAAAATTTAAGCATTTAAGTCCAACTATGTCAATAGACGAAGTTGCAGCTAAAATGATTGAGCTATTACCTAACAACGAATGGGGTAATGTACACTTAGTTATTACAGGTGGTGAACCATTACTATTAGGTTGGCAAAAGATATATCCAGAATTACTAAGACATCCTAAACTTGCAGACTTAAAAAACATTACATTTGAAACTAATGGTACACAAGAACTGTTACAAGATTTTGAAAACTACTTATACATGGAAAGACGGTATCAAACTACGTTTTCAGTTAGTCCTAAGCTAAGTGTAAGTGGCGAGCCTAGAGAAAAAGCTATACGTCCTGAGATTGTAACAGAATATCAATTTTCAGGTCATAGTTCATTCTTAAAATTTGTAGTAGCATCCGAAGACGATGTAACAGAAGCACTTGAAGTAATGCAGCTATATAAAGACAACGGATTTAGAGGTGATATTTACTTAATGCCAGTAGGCGGTGTAACTGATGTATACAACCTTAATAATCGACGAGTAGCAGAACTTGCATTAAAGCACGGATTAAGATACAGCGATAGACTTCACCTCCCGCTGTTTGGCAATAACTGGGGAACATAATGTTTGGAAATTTTATAAAAAAAGTGTTTGGTGGTGAAAATCCAGAACTAAAACATCAACAAGAAGTACAGGCTGCAATTAAGGCTAAACAAAAAGCTAAACCTAAAGCTAAAGCTAAAAAAGTAACAATTGAAAAAGCACCATTAACAGACAAAGAAAAAGCTACATTAAGACACGAACCGTGGGTTGATGTTATTGGGTTTAAAGTTAACAAGGATAACGTAAGAAATGGATTCTTTGAAATTGATTGGAATGAGTATTGGATTGAAAAATTAAAACAAGAAGGATACGGCTTTGACGGTGATCCTGAAGATGAAATTGTAGGTCGTTGGTACAGAGATATTTGTTACAATGCTGCAGCAGCAGAAGGCATTGATATCTCAGATCAAGATTTTGGATTTCTTAAAATTAACAAAACACAATAGGTAACAACATGAGTACAATTGGACGCGGTCAGGCTAAAAAACTGCCTGGTAATTATGATGTATTATACAACAATCCTACTATTAAATTAGAATATGTTAGGCCTACTGTTAATGGGTGGGAAGCAAAGTTTATAGTTAAACCAGAATATACTTTTAACTTTCAACAATAGAGGATACAATGGCATTTATTGAAGTAGACACTGCAAATCTTTTTGCTAGAGCGCGATATTCTGTTAAAGGAAGTGACGACCTTAAGTTAGGCATGGCGTTACATATTATGTTTAATGGCATTAAGAAAACATGGAATGATTTTGACGGTCACCACGTTGTATTTTGTTTAGAAGGGCGTAGCTGGCGTAAGGATTTTTATGAACCATACAAACGCAACCGTACTGAGGTACGACAAGCAATGACTGTTAAAGAGCAAGAAGAAGATAAAATATTCTGGGAGGCATTTAACGAGTTTTGTGAGTTTGTACGTGAAAAAACTAACTGTACAGTATTACAACATCCACGGTTAGAAGCAGATGATTTAATTGCCGGATTTATTCAAATGCATCCGGACGACAACCATATTATCTTTAGTACAGATACCGACTTTCAGCAACTAATTAGTCCTACAGTTAGTCAATATAACGGTGTTGCTGATCATCATATCACACACCAAGGATACTTTGATGCTAAAGGCAAACCCATTAAAGATAAGAAAACTGGCGAAAATAAGCTACCGTTTGATCCCGAATGGATGTTATTTGAGAAATGTGTTCGTGGTGACACTAGTGATAACGTGTTTTCAGCATATCCTGGTGCTAGAACAAAAGGCACTACAAAAAAAGTAGGCTTAACAGAAGCATTTGAAGACAGACACTCTAAAGGATATTCATGGAACAACTTTTTGTTACAACGATGGACTGATCACAATGGTAAAGAACATCGAGTATTAGATGATTACGAACGTAATAGAACGTTAATCGATTTAACACAACAACCGGCTGACATACGTAAGATTATTGAAGACACCATTAATGAAAATGCTAAACCTAAAGAGATTTCACAAGTAGGTGTACGCATGATGAAGTTTTGTCAGTCTTATGATATGAAACGTATTGTTGATAGCATACAGCAATATTGCATTCCATTTCAAGCTAACTATACAAAACAATAATATGAAAAAAATTACATTACAAAAAGAAGAACTACTTGAAATTTTAGCAGTTTTAGAAAAATTTCCAGAGGTGGAAAAGATTGACGTAGCGTATGATAACAATAGTGGTATCGGTTACATATTAGCTATTTCATTTCCGTATGTAGTAAATGGTGTTGCTACTACACAAACTGTTGAGATTACAGGTGTAGATACATGGTAGAAATTGAAATATACGCAAAACCAATTATAGACGGTAAATTTTGGATTATTGAACAAGACGGTCTAAAAGTTGCTACATTACATAAAAAAGATAACGACAAGTACGTGCTAAGTAACACAGATGGCGAATTATTATTTGATAAAGAAGAAGAATTAACTACCCAATTTGGTGAGAATTTCTTTTTATCTAAACATAATGTAAAGATATCTGCATCTACACAAAATGAATGTTACGGATATCCAACTAGTTGTGTACCTTATAACTCAGTGTATGATGTTAGACGTAAACTACCGTTATTTACTAAAAGTGATCAAAGTAAAAGTCTATATTGTGCGGGGTATTATATTATTAAATTTGAAAAAGGGTGGGTTAAAAGTTTCTGTCCTAAAGTAATAACTATCGAACGCAACGATCATAAAGGTCCTTTTAAATCAGAAATAGAAATGAAAATGGTGCTATCAAATGCAAAAAACGATTAATACTATACCAATATCACAATTTGCGCAATTATTACGCGCAGCTGAACTTTCTCAGCAAAAAGAAGTAAAGATTCCTATACAACAAGCTAGGTTACTTAATCTAGCACTAACTGAAATATTAGCTCAAATTAATCGAGACTACGAAGCGTTGTTAGACGCGTTAAAAACACAACAAAGCAGTGAAGTAATCACGGTTAATCTTGATAGTGGGTTCTTTGGAGAGGAAAAGTAAGATAAATATACGTAGTTAATAGGAGGACATTATGTCACGACCAAAACCGCGTATATTACTAGAATATCTTGACCCAAGTACTAATCAATTAGACCAGATTTTAGAAGCTGACGCTATATGGGCAGTTGTTTATAAAGATGAACCATTTAATTTAAAATCATCTTCAAAACAAATTGGCAACAAGTATAAAAAAGTTAGTTTCTCAAATCCCGGGCATGCACACAACTTAGCTAAAAAGCTAAACACTACGTTTAAGTGCGACGATTTCGTTGTTGTAAAGCTAACTAAAGGGGTTATAGTGCGATGATTACACAATCTGCATTAACAAAAATATTTTTAGATCAATGGGGCAAAAGTCACGACGACGCTAATGTAAAACTGTATTCGCGTAAGTGGTGGCAATCAACTCGTGTAGGAAAACTCAACGCGCTTCGTCTGTCTGATGATGGATTTGAATTTCTAACTAATACACTAGATCTCAAAGCATACGAGATTCCATTTACAGATGCAATAGAACTTAGTCCACAAACTATTATTTTTTTAGAACGGTATTTAGATTGTCCGTACTACTTAACATTTAAAAGTATAACAGTGTTTAATGAACGAAAAGGATTTGAACTTTACTTTTTCTCAGACGACATTCGTAAATATGGTTTATTAAAAGCAATGAAAGATAGGCAAAACAACTTATAAAAAATAGTTGACATTAATTAAAAATGCTGTATAATATGCAGCATAGTTAGTTAGCAACGCAACATTTACAAAATGCTTACTTATTATATTTAACTTTATTTTTTAACTCACTATGAGGAATTACACTATGAGCAACGAAATCACTTCACGTACAGTCGGTCCTAGAAATGCTAAAAAATGCTTACGTAAAGCGTTTAACAGCAAACGTCCAATCTTTATTTGGGGTCCTCCAGGCATTGGTAAATCTGATATTATTAAACAATTAGGTAGTGAGTTAACTGCACATGTAATTGACGTGCGATTAAGTTTATGGGAACCAACAGATATTAAAGGTATTCCATACTTTGATTCAGTAGACCAAACAATGGTATGGGCTCCGCCTTCAGAACTTCCTAGCAAAGCGTTTGCTGCAAAACACAAAAGCATCATTTTGTTTTTAGATGAGATGAATTCTGCTGCACCTAGTGTCCAAGCTGCTGCTTATCAGCTTATTTTAAATCGTCGTGTTGGTCAATATGAATTGCCAGAAAATGTTGTAATTGTTGCTGCTGGTAACAGAGAAACAGACAAAGGTGTTACTTATCGCATGCCAGCTCCACTTGCTAACAGATTTGTGCATTTAGAAATGGCTGTTGACTGGGATGATTACTTTGACTGGGCTACAGAAAACAACATTCATCCAGATGTAGTTGGCTTCTTAACAGCAAGCAAACAGGACTTATATACATTTGATACTAAATCAAGTTCACGTGCATTTGCTACTCCGCGCTCATGGAGCTTTGTAAGTGAATTAATTGAAGACAACGATGTTGACGCTGACACATTAGCTGACTTAGTTGCAGGTTCAATTGGTGAAGGACTTGGTATTAAGTTTATGGCACATAGACAGTTTGCAAGTAAATTGCCTGATCCACGCGCAGTACTTGACGGTAAAATTACAAAATGTGAAACTAAAGAGATTTCGGCAATGTACTCATTAACTATTAGCTTATGCTACGAGTTAAAAGAGGCTGCTAGTAAAAAAGTGCCTAACTGGAATGATCAAGTTAACAACTACTTCTTATTTATGATGAACAATTTTGAAACAGAGATTGCAATTATGGGTACTAAACTTGCATTATGCCAATACAAGTTACCATTAGAGCCAGATGAAATTGAATGTTTTGACGATTTCCATCGTAAGTATGGCAAATATATTAACGCAGCAAGCGGTCAGTAATATCAAAACAGTTGACACCGCCGCAAGGCGGTGTTATACTTTACACTTATTATAACTTTTTAAGGATTTATTTATGGCTCTAGATTCAATTGTTGATAAAATTATTGTAGCTCGCGTAGGATTATTGTTACGCCATCCATTTTTTGGTAATATGGCTACACGTTTAAAAATTGTAGACGGATCAGATTGGTGTCCAACTGCAGCAACTGACGGCCGTTCTATTTTTTATAATCGTGATTTTTTTGAACCATTAACTGTAAAACAAATTGAATTTGTTATTGGCCATGAGATTCTCCATAACGTGTTTGATCATATGTCACGTAGAGATGGTCGTAATCCTAAAATCTTTAACATTGCATGTGACTATAATGTTAATGGTCAAATGGTTCGTGATAAAATTGGCGAACCACCTCCTGCTATTAAAATCTTTCATAATCCAGATTATTACGGTATGGGTTCTGAAGAAATTTATGACAAACTAATGGATGAGTTTGATGAAGATTCACTTAGCAAATTAGGTCAAATGCTTGATGAACACATTGATTGGGAAAGTAATCCTAACGGTAGCGGTCGTCCTCAGTATACTAAAGACGAACTAAAAAAGATTCGTGATGAGATACGTGAGGCTACTATGGCTGCTGCACAAGCTGCAGGTGCCGGCAATACGCCAGCTAGTGTTTCACGTATGATTAAAGAGCTTACTGAACCTAAAATGAACTGGCGTGAAATTTTACGTCAGCAAATTCAAAGTACTATTAAAAATGACTTTTCTTTTATGCGGCCTAACAGAAAAGGTTGGCACATGAACGCTATTTTGCCAGGTACTAACTATGACGAAACAATTGATATTTGCGTTGCAATTGATATGTCTGGCTCAATTGGCGATGATCAAGCTAGAGATTTTTTAAGTGAGATCAAAGGTATTATGCAAGAGTATCAAGATTTTAACATTAAACTATGGTGCTTTGATACGCAAGTGTATAACGAAGCTGATTATAACGCTTATACTATTACAGAGTTTGATGAATATCAGCCAAAAGGCGGTGGTGGTACAGAGTTTGATGCAAACTGGGATTACATGAAAGAACATGATATTCAACCTAAAAAGTTTATTATGTTTACAGACGGTTATCCATTTGGTAGTTGGGGTGACGAAGGGTATTGCGACACAGTGTTTATTATTCATGGTAATGACAAAATTGTTCCTCCATGGGGTGAGTTTGCTTACTACGAATTTGCTAAGGAAGCTGCGTAATGGCGTTAAAAAATGGAAAACCAAATCCATTAAATTACTTTAATATGCGTAGGGTAGGCTTTGCCTGCCCGCATTTTAAATACTTTACTATTAATAGATTTAATCCAGAATTAATCAGATCTATTGATACTTGGATTACAAAAAATTTAAATAATCGATACTACATAGATAAAGGAATTTCATTAGATTCGTCTAATTCTATAATCTATAACATTACAATTGGTTTTGAGTCAGAAAAGGAACTTAGCTTTTTCACAATTGCATGTCCAGATTTAAACTCAAGATAATTAACTATATTAACCACAGAGGAAAAAACATGACAGAAAACGTAGAACAAACAACAGAAAACACAGCAGAAACAGAAGCAACTCAAGAACAAGCAACTAATGATCTTACAATTAACGACTTAAATGCGTTAAAAACTATTATTGATATTGCAAGTTCACGTGGTGCTTTTAAACCAAATGAAATGGTTGCAGTTGGCCAAACTTACACAAAATTGGACAACTTCTTAGTTGCTGTTACTAAACAAGCTGAAACTGCCGGTACGCAATAATGGCAGACTTAAAACACGTTGGCAGAGTAAAAGCAACGGGTAAAAAATGCATTGTTGTTTATCGCACATTGCCCGGAGATGCATATAATTGCTTAATTGCTCCTACTGAAAATTTACCAGACAGTTATCACGATGCGATAATTAATCTAGTTGAAAGTAGCACAGGGCAAACTGCAAATGAATTTGCAGAAGTTATGGCTCGTTCAAGCTTTCCGGATGGTAGCATTATGCTAGCAGCATTACATACTCAAGGACGGTTAGTTAAAGCATCAACTGATCAAATTGAAATGTTACCAAACAATTCATATGCAATTTTGTTATCTGAACTTAATCAAACTATTGCAGAACAACGCGGTGTTCCAGTTGACGATTTATCAATTAAATCGTCATTAGAATCTAAGCAAGTTGATGCAACAGTAGAAATAAAACCAGTTGTAGAAGAACTTACTACCCTGTTAACTCCCGAAGAACAGGCTAAAAAGTATCGTTCAGAAGCAGATCGCTTATCTAAAGAAGCTGCATCGTTACGCAGACAAGCTGAAGATTTAATTCCAACTGCTAAAAAAGCTAAAGTTGAATCTGAAGTTGAAGTAAGTGTAACTACTGCTCCTGCTCCTGCTCCTGCTAAAAAGGCAACCATTGCTAAGTCAAAAGAAATCACTTCCTAATGATGTGATTGCAGTTTGGCCTGATGTATTAGACGAGGTATCATTTAACGTGATACCTTTTCTGTATTTACAATCAGTAGTTGTTAATTTTAAAGATAGTAAATCATGGGAAATAAAATTAACAGCAAAAATAAAAAAAGAAGGATGGAATAATTTTCAAGAAAGTTTATCTGAATTACTTGTTGATTATGAAGACCGAATTGATGATGTTGATTTTAAAATTGATGCAATCAAAATTAAAAAAGACGTTGAAAAACTAACCAATAAATTTTTAAAAAAAAGTAAATTATGAACATTAAATTAGTATCATATTCTCAACCTACTGAAGAATTTGCTGAGTTAGGAATTACTGATGCACAAGAACTTATAGCATTTTGTGCTAGAGTAAGTAATCCTTCAAATCAGTTTAATACAGAAACTTCAGAAAAACTTATCAACTACCTAATTAAACATAAACATTGGTCACCACTTGAAATGGTTAATGTGTGTTTAGAAGTAAATACCACCCGCGATATTGCACGTCAATTACTACGTCACGCTTCATTTAGATTCCAAGAGTTTAGTCAACGCTATGCAGATCCAACAAACGATCTGTCTTTTGAAATACGCGATGCTAGATTTCAAGATCCTAAAAATCGTCAAAATTCAATTACAATTAATACTGCAGAAGAAGAGGCGATTAATGACGAATGGCATCTAAGACAAGAAGCTCATATTAATTCAGCAAAAGCACAATATGAATGGGCAATTAGCAACGGGATTGCTAAAGAACAAGCTCGTGTTGTTCTTCCAGAAGGCAATACTAAAAGTCGTGTGTATGTTAACGGGACGTTGCGCTCATGGATTCACTACATACAAGTGCGCAGTAACGTGGATACACAGCTTGAACACAAACAAGTTGCTGTAGCATGTGCGCAAGCAATTAGCGCAGTATTTCCAATGGTACATGACTTTGTTTACAAGGAAGAACCAGTTTTAGAACCTATTAAAGAAGAAATTGTTGAACCTAAAAAACTTAAATGGCATCAACACTTTTTTAATTTTTACAAACACTAATCACAACAAAGCCGGCAATTGCCGGCTTTATCATTTATACTACTTTTTACTAACTACTATCTATAATGACGAGCCGGATCACGTGTAGTCCAAACGTATGCGTTATTGCTATAAATTACACCTCGAGCACCATACGGGCCACCGCCTGTATCTTTATAATATGCTTCAATTTTAGTAATTACGCCTAGCTTAGTATCAATAAATACCCATAAGTTATGTGCCGAATTATTCATTACTTGTGTATCGCCTGCTGCATTATACAGTTTAATCCATCCTTGATCGTCAGCCATATAATTAATTTTTGTAGTAGTGTCTACTGGTATATATAAGTCTTCCCAAAGCATTGTTGCTTCTGGAGTAGACTTAACATTTACAACCCACCACCAAGTTGGTATATTCGTTGTATTATACGTTACTATATCATAAGATGGTGGTACATATTTTGCAGTTGATACTACTACCGGTCTTGGTATTGGCGGTACTACTTGTCCAGCAATAACGTTACCCGGTGTATATGTTAATACAGCTTTTGCTGGTGTGCCAGCTGCACCTGATCCTGCTTGCGGTTTCATCATTGCACCAGGAGATCTAGTAGTCCAAACAAATGCCGAAGCTGATTCCATAGTTTTGAAGAACGGGCGTAACGTAGCAGAAATACCAAATGTTTTATTTGCGTTTGATTTATATTGATAATATACAGAAATTCTGTTATTCCAACCGGCTTGTAATGAAACTTTAAAATCTGTAAGTTTTGTACCGTTATAGAATTTGTCATTGATCATTACAGCACCAGTACCGTCAGTATAAATATTTAACCAATAATCACCTTCTGGCAACGATTGTCCAACTTCTATAAACTGTCCTGCAGATTTTTCAACTCTAACTAGACTTTTTACATCAAAATATGTAACATATATAGTATCATCTTTGCGTGTTGTTTGATTATCTGGTCCAATACAATAGTTTTTAAATTGGCTAGCAATTAGTTTTTTGTTAGCACCGTAACCGCTGCTTGGATAATCACCGTTTTGTGGTTGTCTAGTTATTAATTTAGAACCTTCTCCGCCTATACCACCACCTGCTACTACATAACTCCAGTCTGCAGGTACAAACGATTTACCACCGTTGCCGCCAATCCTTGAATATGCGTTGCCTGCAACATTATTGTTTGCAACGTACTTACCAACTGGTTGTACAACTGCAACACTGCCGCCACCGCCGCCTCCGCCGTTTGATTGTTTTGATGCTATGCCTGCTGTTGCACATGCCTTAGTCCATACTGATTCAATAGTAGGAGCTGAACCTTTGCCACCTGGATCTGTACCATTTATCCAACCAGCACCACCGCCACCAGCACCCCCAACTGATGCAAATGGAGCTGCTGCACCTTTTTTAGAATATACTGCAATACCACTACCACCTGATCCGCATAATCCTGTCCAATCAAGAGTAACTGCCGATGAACTGCCGCCAGGCATAAAATCAAAGTATAACGATTTTAATGATGTAAAATCAATCGTTCCTTCAACTGCACCGGCATCGCCGCCGTCGCCGCCGTTAAATGATCCGCCTGCGCCGCCGCCTGCGCCGCCGCCGCCTTGCAATGATATAGAGATTGTCGAAGCACCGGCAACTTTCGGAGTCCATGTTTGAGACACACCTGTTATTGTTTCTGTGACTGGCGGGTGAAGTACATTAACTGCAGACGACGTAATACTTACAGGATTTTGTGTAACTGGATCTATTACCGTAAATGTTATTTGGAAACTTCCACTTGCACTTGTTCCTAACGTATTAATCCATAATCTTAATTCGCCAGTTGCAACAGTTGGATTAGCTTCGGTCCAGGTTGTTTTAATAGTACCTTTACTAGCTAAATTACCGCCTTTTGTTAATGATATTGCACTTTGAATAGAAGCTGGTGTAGTTTTAACAACTTCCCAATTAATGTCAACTGCTTTTCCTGTTGGTAGTATTACAATATTAAACACTCCATTGTTACCTTCGGCTATAAGACTTGAATGTGTACATGTTATATCAATTGTTTTACTTACTACTTTTTCAGTAGCCGATTTATCATTAATTGTAATTTTAGGACATGCTGTAGAAAATACAATTGGAGTACCGTTTAATGATCTAGCTACTTCTAGGTAAAACGTTTCACCTGGATCAGTTTGTAAATCAGCAGCAGCAGTAAATGATATAGTTGTTGTTTTATTTGCTACTGTGCTAGTTTGACCAGTTAATGCCATTGTTGTAAAATCAGCTGCATTTATACCAGAAGCAGGAGATGATGATGCACTAGCTTTAGAACCAACAACTTTCCAAAACAATTTTTGACCGTTATCTGAAGTAAGTGTGTTAATTGTAAATGTTACACCGGTGCCGCCTTCATCAATTGCTGTTACATTTGATGTAATAGTGCAGAACTCTGTATCATAAACATTAACTACTGCATTTGGAGTTATTGTAACTGGTGTACCAGTTTGCGATTTAGTTCTTAATACAAGTCTAAATGAATCACCTTCAGCAAGTTCTGTATCAGATTTTGCTTTTACAGTAACTGTTCCTACACGTCCAACAATAGTAACAGTTCCAGTAAATGCAACAAAGTCAGTTGCAATTGCATTACCAGAAACACTTTCTAATGACCAGTACAATGATTTTTCTTTTGATGTACCTGGAGTAGTTACTGTGAATGTAACACCAGTTGTATCACCTTCAATAATTGATGCTTTGTTTGCAGTTACTGAATAATCAGTACTATCAGATATAGTAATAACCGGTGCAGGAGATACTAACGTAATAGCCGAATCATCTGCGTTCTTTAATGAAATAGTAAATGTATCAGTGTTTTCTACTGATGCATCAGCTGCTAATGTTAATGTAACCGTTGCTGCATTGCTTGTTACAGTAGTAGTTCCAGTTAACCCTGATGGACTAAAATCGCCTACCACTACTGATCCAGTAACCGAAACAACAGTCCATTTTATAACAGTGCCGTCATCAACTTTTGGTGTAGTAATATTAAATGTTATCGATCCGCCTTCAACAACTGCAGATGTTGGAGAAGTAACTGAATACCCAACTGTTTCAGTAACCGTTACCGTTGGACACGATGCATCAATTGTACTACCTTGTGCAGACCCTTCTCTTAACTGAATTTTAAATGATTCGTTACCTTCAGTAACTTTATCATCTTTAAGTGTAACAACAACTTGTCCAGCATTATTAACAATAGTAACAGGTCCGTTAACTTTATTTTCAACAAAATCATCTGCGTTTACTGTTCCAGAAAGTGATACTACTTCCCAATACAATACAGTGTTGTCGTTTAACATTGGTGTAGCAATATTAAACGTTACTGCACTGCCTTCTGCTACTGATAGTGATGGCGTTGTAATTACATACGACACAGTTTCAGTAATTGTTACAGGTAAACAAGGAGTTCCTAATGTAATAGATTGTCCAGTTGCTGCAACAGATAAATCAATAGTAAACGACTCATCACCTTCAGTTGCTGAATCAGCTCTAGTAACAACAGTAAATGTTCCAGTGTTTGTCGATGAAGATGCAGTAAATGTACCAGTTAATAGTTGCGGTGTAAAATCAGCACCGGTTAAATTACCAGTTTTACTAACAACTGTCCATTTTAACAATGCATCAGCTTTAAGTTTTGGTGTAGTTAATGTATAAACAACACTTCCGCCTTCTGTTACAGATGTTACTGACGAAGTTAATGAGTAAGCTACAATTTCTGAAATTGTAACAACTGGAGCAGCTGTACCTAATGCAATTGCACCAGTACTGTCTGAAAGTGCAATGCGGAAAGATTCATTACCTTCAGTTGCAGCATCGGCAACTGCCACTACTGAAAATGTTCTAGTAATAGTCCCGTTAGTTGAAAGTGTACCAGTTAATGATTCACTTACAAAATCTAGAGCAGTAATATTGCCTGTAACAGGAACAATCGTCCATGTTAACGCTGTACCAATAGCACTTTGTGGAGTAGTTACTGTAAATGTTACACCTGCACCACCTTCGTCAACTTCTGATATAGAACGAACTGATGCAGAAACTGCATAAGATGCTTGATCAGAAACTGTAATAGCACCCGGGCTTGTTGCTACAACTGGTCCAAACAACGAGCCAGTACGTAATTGGAATATAAACGATTCGGTGCCTTCAGACAGTACGTCAACAGGTGCAGTAACTGTAACAGTTGCAGTACCTTCGTAGTTAGTTTCTTCATTATACGCACCGCCTCCATTCATCTCTACATGAAATGCTGACGGACTTTGTATTGATGACAAATCTGTAATTTCTAATCCAGGACCTCTAAACAATGTCCAATATAAATTAGCAGTTGGAAGTACATAGTCTGTTGCAATTGTAAATACAACCGAACCTCCTTCTAAAATTGCAGTAGTATCTGAAGTTACAGTGTACACTGGTTGCATAGGATCCGGAACAGCTACTGTTGTAGATAAATCTTGAATAACAACAACATTACTAGTAACTAACACTGGACTACCATAACCGGTAAGTCTAAGTTCGATAGCAAACGCGTCAACACCATCAGTAAATTTATCAGCAGCAGCAGTTCTAATAATAGTACCAACGTTACCGTTAATTTCAACAGTACCTTGTAATACTTCGTCAGTAAAATCAGTTGCAGCTATAGTACCAGACATAGTACGTGTAGTCCAGAACAATTCAGCACCGTCAAATGTAGATGCATTAACTGGAGTTTTAACAGTAAACGACACACTGCCTGTACCTTCTGCAACAGTAGCAGCACCTGCAATAATTTGATATGGTACAATTTCATTTAATGCAACAAGTCCAGTAGTATCTAAAACAGGACCATCGATACCGTCTGATCTTAATTCAATTTGGAATGATTCAGAACCTTCTGTTAACGAATCAGCTCTAGCAGTAATAATAAACGAACCACGATTATTTTGAATAGTAACCTGTCCAGATACACGTTGAGCAGAGCCGCCTTGCGCATCTGAAACTACAAAATCATCACCTGTAATATTACCTGTATGACCTAATGCAGTCCAGTATACAACAGTACCATTTGCTACTTTAGGAGTAGTAATGTTAAAGGTTGCACCAGATTGGCCTTCAGATACTGATTGGGTTGATGGAGTAATTTTATATTTTACAAATTCCGAAATAGTTACAATACTACTTACAGCTACTTGTGTGCCAGATGCAGAACCAGTTTTTAATATAAGATGAAATGATTCAATACCTTCTGTTAACGCGTCATCTGCAGCAGTTCTAGTAATAGTACCAGTGTTGTTAGTAATAACAACAGTACCAGACATTTTGTTATCAGTAAAATCAGATGCAATAATTGTGCCAGTATCAGTTACTGTTGACCAATATAACACTGTACCAGCTGGTAATTTTGGAGTAGTAACAACAAAATCTACACCAATTAACCCTTCAGAAATTTCTGAGCCAAGTGTATTGATTTCATATAAAACATTTTCAGTAATAGTAGTACTTTGACTTGAAACTAATAATGGTCCGCCAATGCCGTCTGTTGCACGAATTTCTAAATGAAATTGTTCAATACCTTCAGTAAGCGTATCTTTTACTGCACGTCTAAGAATAGTACCAGTGTTACCACTAATTGTAACAGTACCAGTAAGTGTGTTATCAGCAAAATCTAGTTCGTCAACTGTACCTGATTCTGAAACAGTTGTCCAGTACAATACGGTACCGTCTTCTGTCCACGGTGTGTTAACAGTAAATACAACCCCTAACCCATCTTCTACCATAGATACTGGATTTCTTGTAATTACATAATTTACAGTTTCAGTAATTGATACAACAATATCACTAGTTACTAATTCTGTTGTCATTAATGAATCAGCATAGAACACTAAATGAAATTGTTCTGTGCCTTCTATAAGACTATCAGATTTTGCATATCGAGTAACAGAACCTGTTTGGTTTGAAATTACAACAGAACCGGACATTGCATTATCAGTGAAATCAGATGCAGTAATTGTTCCAGTATCAACAACAGTGTTCCACCATACTCTAGTGTTTACAGGTAATTTTGGTGTGTTAATTTTAAAAATTATTCCAGCTTTACTGCCTTCTGCAACAGAGGTAGTTGTTGCACCGGTTACTACTGTATAAGGAATTTCTGGAATTACTACAACTGTATCAACAACCTGCATTAAATAACTTGTTTTTACAACTTTTTTTATACCAGTAGTTGGATTAACAGTTGATAATGAAATTTGGTATGATTCTAGTTTTTCTACTGCACTATCATCAACTAGTGTTCTAGTAAGCGTTGCAGTATTGCTGTTAATTGTAACAGTACCTGATAATGTTTTATCATCAAAATCGTCAGCAGTTAATCCAGGAGTTAACACGATAGTTGACCATATTAAATCAGTACCATCGGGTACACCGGTAGTAACAATTGTGTATGTTACAGATTGGCCTTCTGCTACAGAACTAACCGTTTGAGCCACAAAGTCATAAGACGGAGTAACAATAACAACCGGTATAGTTAATGACAAATCAGTAATTTGTTCTGATGTTATTAATGCAACTACAGGACTAGTTAATTCTGGTGCAACACGAATTTCAATATTAAATTTTTCAGTGCCTTCAGTAAATGAATCTGCAGCAGCAGTTAACGAGAATGTTCCAGTATTATCAACAAGTAACAAACTTTCCCCTAGTGTGTTTTCAACAAAATCCGATGCATTAATACCAGAACCAACGGCTCTCCAATATACTGTATCACCTGAGAAATTTATAGCACTAACTGAAAATGTTACACTAGATAACCCTTCGTCAATTCTAGATACATCACGTGCGATTGTAAATACTGGATTTGGATCTCCCGGAAGAGTGTCAGCTGAAGCAATTGGTGCCGGAACACTAACATATATGCCAGATGCATGATATGCGTTAATAGTAGTTGTTAACACACCGTCAACGTTAGCATCAGTTGCGCCAGTGATGATATCATCAAATTCAACAGTAAATGTAATTACAGTTTCTTCTGATAATCTAGCTTTAATTGTATACGAATCTGGTTTAAATGCATCAGTTACTATTTTTCGATATATAATCTGATCACTGTCTGTTAATTGGCTATAACCAATATTTGTACCAGATGTTTTAGTTGAGGTAGTTGCATTGCGTTTAAAACTAACCGTACCGCAAGTTGTTAAAAACGAAGTCCATGATGTATTTTTCTTAGCAGTACTACCGCCAGTGCGTGTTGATGTAAATTCAATGGTACTACCTGTGTTAAAGTAGTGTCTCATTGCATCTGCACTATCAAATGTAACGTCTGTAGTAAATGCTGTTAACCCATTCCACACATCCATAATTGACGGTGCTGCTAAATTAGCACGAATTGCTTGTGTTGATGGCGGGGTTAACATTCTATTATTTTCTACTTGTATTAACGTAGTTTCCCATTTTGCCCAGTCAGCTGACGAAATTATTGATTGAGTTGCCGGAATTGGAGCAGTTGTTTGAACTCCAATTTGATGATATCTAGCTGCTAAAATGTCAGCTCTTAACTCGGTAAACCGTGCCTGTTCTGCAGCAGCTCCGGCGCCTAACTCAATACTAGTTAGTTGTTGTCCATAGCCGTAATCACCGTCTCCTTCTTCGTATATTCTTTTAATACGATTCCAGATAATGTTATAGCCTGATTGATCTAATGTAATTGTCATTTTTTTCTTATTCCTTACTATATTTAAAGTATCAATGCTTCTACTAATTTAACATCGTCATTGTCATTACTTTCTAATGCAATTGCAAACACTAAACTAGCATCTTGTACTGTTAACGCTGTTGCTACTCCTGTATCTGCAGCAATTAACTTATCTCCCTTTTTAACAGCTCCAATTATTTTTACCGGTACTCGACCTTTTAGTGCAACTGCTGTTCCGCCTACTAATTTAACATTCATTAAATATGCAGGTTCTAGAGACACAGTACCTATTGCACGATATCCACTACCTGCTGCCGTAACTTCTTGTTCACCGCCAATCATTAATACTGTGCCAACTTCATAAATAGTATCAGCTAAATAATTTTCTGCAAGATCAGCTGGTTTAGATAAAAACCCTTGTCCTAAAAAATTAGTTGCAATGAGCGATCCCGCAGCACACTGACTTAACGGATTGTCTGGGTTTCCGTATGTAATTTCCGCAGTAGTTCTAACTGCAATTGTTCCCGGAACTGCTATAGTGTAATCATTATCTTCCGATGCAGCAGTTTCATCATAAATGCTAGTAGGATACCCATTTAAGTTGCCATTAAAGGTAGTTGCATTCATTTCTACAAATGGTGACGTAGATGTACCTACTTTACTAAGGGCATCTCCCGGAATAATATCAGTATTAACTATTTTAAATGCAGAAACAGTCGCGGTGGAGGATTTTGTTTTAAACTCAATAGTGTTAGAATACTGATTGTTAATAATCGCGGTACTACTACTACCAATTGATATTTTTAGATTAGAGTTTGAGCCTATAGTAAATCCGGTATCTGAAAACGTTGCTGAGTTAACAAATGTTGGAGTAGCAGCTGTAATATATCCCGATGCAGCAACACCACCTAACTTATTAGAATTAGTTGCAATTCCGTTAAATCTAAATCCTAAATCAGTTGTTGTATCAGACGCAAGTGTAATTCCTTTGGTTATTGATATAAAATTATCTATTGCATCAGTACCAGTTGTTGGCAGCTCAAAAGTATCTTTACTAACAACAAATGAAAGTTCAGTATCAACATATGCTAATAATACCGAGTGTAGGTTACCTGATGCATCTGTAAGTGTTCCTGGCAAAATTTGAGTTCCGGGATTTTCTGCAGATCCGCCAATATAAATATCAGCATTATTATTACCTCTGCAATATAACTGTTCATTAGTGTCATCCCACCAAAAGTCACCAATAGACATTGCGTTTGATGGAGGTGCAACGCCATTAGAAACAACATTAGTTATTCCAATAGTGCGCCATGAATTTCCAGCATAGTTAATTTTTAATTTTTGGACATCGGTATCATACCAAAGTTGGCCAGTAGTTGCATTAGGAGGTTCAGATCCTCCGGCAAAATTTTCAAGTAACCACATGAAATTTTCGTTTTGAACTATCCCGTACCCTGAATAATTTTTCCCAATTAAACTGATATCATACTTAAGATTTAATGAACCGTCCTCAACTACTGCTGCGGTACTATTATTAAAGTGTTTGATTGTATACGCCATCTTGTATATTTCCTTATTTTTATATATTTATTAATTCCAAGTTACATCTTCGGTGTAAGTGTTAAACCACCCGTCCGTTGTATCAGACCCTAACTGGAACGTTCTAACGGACCTGTTGCCGTTTTTTGTACACAACACTCTACATATTGGAGAATCTTCTCCTGTATTATCTTTAAAGTCGTCGATTGGAAATATTTTACCCAATAATACACCGATTTTATAATTCTGATCAGTATCTGTTCCGGGAGGCATACTTGAAATATCTAACGAAATTCCGTATGGTGCTTTTTGTTTTATAGCAGTTAGTAGCCTTACATTATTAACAGCATCTAAGTCTTCTGACGATGTATCAACATTTGTAATCTTTGACGGAGACACTAGATTTAATCCTGCTTCGACTCGTAAACTATCAAAATCAGGAATTGGGTTGTTTACGTCTACATTAAATGCAACATTGCTAATAACACCAAAAAGCTGACTTTGAACAGTAATTTTAATAATTTCATATGTATCTTGAGTATCTGAAGTTTGGCTAACTATTAAAAATCCGTTAACTTCAGGAGTATCTGGTCCTGCTAGTACTACTTGGGTTCCGTCATTAAAGTACAGTTGGTGAGTTGCATTATTAATCCAGATGTCACCCTGAGACAACGAACTAGGATGCGTATCTGATACAATAGTACCGCCTGTAATTTTATACCCAGATCCATCATATACTTTCAATCGACTTTCGATTGTGTCAAACCACAACTGCCCTACAATAGACTTAGTAGGCGCAGTAGCGTTAGCAAAATTCTCCAACATATGCACTAAATTTTCATTTAAATGTTCACCGTAGGAGCTAGCACTTTTACCAATTAATGTTAACTCGCTTGCTATTTGATCAACACTACCGTCAATAATTTCAGTTAACCGTGTACCATCTGTTTTGTTTATAATGTAACTCATTATACTATACCTGTAAAAATAATGTAATTAATTGTTTGATATGGATTCATAATTGATGATGCTTTATTAGACACTACTGATGACATTTCAGATCCCGGTGTTCCTGCAGGTGCTAATGTTCCTGCTGCATCATTTCCAGCACCAAACCCTATAGTTGATGCTGCAGAATCATGTACTCGTCTTGCAGCTGCTGTGCTATCACTATTAAGACCGTTCCGATTGCCGCCAGCGTTAAATGTAGAATTTCCTTTTGTTACATCCGGCAAATCATTAGTCATGCTATCACGACCTAACGGAAACCGTCCTCTTAAATCAGGAAGTGCAAATGTATTAGCACCTTTTAATAAAGAAACATTACGATAATTGTCACCAATCACATTATATAACTTATTATATGTAATAGTAGATACCTCAGAGCCGTCACAAAGTAAATATCCTGTGGGCAGGGTTTCGCCCGCATATGGCATGATTACGCCAATTGGAACTGTTGCTACTTCTCTTAAGAAATCATCTTTTCGAATACGTAACAACCCTACACTACCACGTTGTATCAATAACTGATCAGAACTAAATGATTCAGACGCAGCGTTTTTTGAACTAATTAATGCCGAAGTTATAGTGGTTGCTAACCTAACATTACTTGTACCATTAAAAAATTGTGGTTCTGCAACTACATCACCGTCTAAACGAAACGATCTAGAATCAGTTAAACTTGATGCAGTACCAGAAATACTTCCGGTAAATGTTCCAGTATGTGTACCATCAAAATCACCAACAAATTTAGTTGCATACACATTTCTAAATGGTAATGTCTGCGAACCGATATCATAAAGTGGTCGATCTTCAATAGGTTGATTAGGTGAGTATTTTGGAATTAGCACAGGGCCTGCGGTTGATCTATAAACATACAGAGTATTATTAAATGTAGATGTTCCTCCAAAATTAGAGTTTTTTGTAACTCCTAATCCACCAGCAGTAATAATACTTCCAGAAGTTAACGAAGTTGAGTCAGTTGTGCCAGTTACTGACAATGTTTGACTGATTAATGCAGAACCTAATACATCTAATGTTGCCTGAGGAGCAGTGTTACCTTGGCCAATTCCTACTGACGATGCAGTAATTACTAAATTACTAGTAACACCACTGTCAGAAGAAAAATTAACTTTAATATTTTTACCAGTTTTTGAAGTTAATTTAACATCGGTATCTGATGTAGTAATTTTAAAACTTAAATCACTACCCATGCTAATACCGTCGTTAGATTTAACATTAATCGACGTTGCCTCAGTAGTAATATCTGTTCTCATAAAATTAACTGCAGGAACAGTTGTTCCTTTATACACTAAACTATCTGCAGAACTTGCATTCCCCCATAATTTAATAGCATCATTTACATTGTTTGTTTCTGAAGATAATGTTATTCCGCGATTAATTGTTGCAAAGCCAAATGTTGTTACTTTTGGAATAAAACTGCCAGTACTAATGATTGCAATTCGGTCATTGTTTGCATAAAATGACAATATAGAACGACTATCGCCTGCATCGTCAATCATTGTTTCAGATAACGGACCGGTGTTTAACCCGCTACTAAACTGAGGTCCAATTAAATTCCACGATCCTGCAGTATTACCAGTATTGCCCGAATATATATAAAGTTGTTTTGTAGATGCATTAACCCACAGATCACCTGCACGACTACTTGCAGTAGGTGGCGCAGATATATCTTTGTTTATAGCACTTACTGGAACAAATTTAGATCCGTTAAATACTTTAAGTATATCAATATTAGCAGTTGTGTCGTACCATAATTGCCCAGTTATCGGTGATGCTTCATTTAATTCAGCACCAGGTTCAGTTGATCTTGCAAAATTTTCTAATAAATGTAAAAAATTTTCTGCAATGTATTGCGCATACATCGATTTATTTCTACCTACAAACGTAAGTGAAGTAGTTTTATCAAGTAAGTTATCATTAACTGTAATAGCACCTTTACCTGGATCAGTATACTTAACTGTATACGAAGTTTCTGATGATGCCATATTAAACTCCTACTACGCCGGTTAGACTGTGAATCCGCACGGTATAATCTATTTGAATTAACCGATTTAATGACTTCTGTACTGGATGAAAAATAACATGTGTTAACAATAAATTTGGATTACCATAAGATTTTAGTCCTATTTCATCAAACACAAATTCACTTTTAGAAGCTTGTGCATTATCTGTTGCATACTGCCCTGCAGGTTCGCTATAATCTAGTAAACACGTAATAAACACATCTGTATAATTAGTACCAGGAAAATGTCTTACTTCAATAAAATTACGTGTTGGATCTAAATTGTTTGATGACAAATCATTGACAATTTTTGAATATGTTTCATTGTATAAACTAGCGTTTGATCCGTAACTATTAGGTGTTAAATATGTAATAATACCAGTCGGATCAACTGCAGTACCGCCATTTCCAAATCCCATTTCGTATACAAACCCGTGATCACGAGATGCAATGCTATTTGCTAATGCAATACTCATGTTTTCGTAATGAATTGCGTTACGTTTATTAACAAACACTTCATCGCTCAATGGGTCAAATATTTTAAGGTGTCCTTGAATATGTACCCCGGTTGTTTCTTTGTTCTGCATAGTATTCTCTCTTTATCATATATTTATCATGTTTAATATCTACTAAGTTAATTAACTGTTACATTAACTGACGGAGTTGGAAATATGCCCAATCGTGCTGTTAATAATATCTGACTTGTAGACGTTATCGTAACTGGCAAACTTGCTAAATTATTGTTTACAGTTAATGTACCAACTAATGGTACACTTATATCAGCAGAACTAAAAGGATATATATCTCCATCAAAAGATACTCCCCAACGTGCGTTATTTGCTATCTGAACATCTATTGTTTCTGGGTTATTTTCATAAAACAAAACTTCATAGATTAAATTTATTCCGCCAGATGAACTTGCAGTACCTTCAAATCTTATTCTAAACGTCCTGTTTGGTGGAACTCCTGTATATCCGTAAAATATACGCTGGCACGAATTGTCTTTGGCGCTAATCATAATTTTTGGGAGGGCTGGCATTGCTGCTCCAAGTCCCTCCCAAGCAGACGACCCTGCACCAAATGTTATATATGAATTTGTTCCAACGTATATTGTGTTGTAAGTATTTCCTAAAAATGTTACGTTAAACATTAGTGGAACTGTCCATCGCCCGTCGTCGTTGGTGCCTGTAAACAGTAGACCTCCCGGTACTGCAGGAGTTGATATACCTAAAGTTCCTATTCCTAAAATACTATTTGTAATTGACGTAACTGTTGCATTAACACCAGTTGTTTGAATTCTGTTACCTGTATAAGGTCGGGTGTCTAACGATGCAATAAGCGTAGTTTCTGAACATACACCACTATACGCCGATGTTGAATACAGTAATGCCGGCTGGGTTGTTAATTTAGCAGAAATAATATATTGAACTAACGTATTATCTGGCAAATTTGTAGTATTAAGTGTAAACGTTACAATTCCGCCGTTACTTACAGTGACTACATCTGACGAAAGTGCAAATGTTGCAGCTAAATTAGATGTTTGTGTTATTTTACGTCTTGGATATACCTGACCAGTTGCAGGTCGATTCCAATTTACAGTTTCTGGAAACGGCGTTGGGTAAAATCCTCCTATTTCTGCAGACGGAACTCTTGTTCCTTTCAAAAATAACATCGGTTTAATGCTGTTGGGATTAAACGTAAACCCTGCATCTTTAGTATCAGTAGCACCGCCATTTGTACTTAATACAGTATATGGCATTGCATTTTTAACATACGCCCTTGCATCAGATTGGGTTATCCGCGGGTATTTCTCTGCAAGACATGCTAACACTCCGGCAGCTTGAGGACAACTCATGCTAGTACCTGGGCATTTTTTAAAATTGTTGTTAATTATATCAGTTAATCCTAACGCTGCTACTCGCGGATCAGTTGCTGTTATAATATCGTATGTTGAAACCGAAGAGTT